CGAGTGCCGACGGGCGATGAATGGTTCCTGTCCCGAATCACATAGCTCGGGAAAGCCAAGGACGGTCAAACTCTCTCGTTGGTTGACATCAGACCGATCTGCGGAGTGTGGCACTCAGAAGCTTCTTGCGGGACCATTCATTGCGCACACACCCAAAGCCGAGCATAAATGGCCCATGACCAGATCGCATAAAAAGACCCCGATCGCCGGCTTCACCACCGAGCGCAGCGAAAAGGCTTTCAAGCAGGTGGAAAACCGGCGACAGCGTGCCGCTGTGCGTGCAGGGCAGGAATTCATTCCCGAGTCATACGGACCCAAGGATGGACGGCAATGGCTCGGCAAGGACTATCCAAAAGCCTTGCGCAAATAAATCGTCGCGGCGTTTCACGTGAAACTCAACAATCCTCTCCTTGCGCCATGTGGCGGCTTATTGCCTTCTGGTCGTGATATTCCAAATTCTGTGGTTCAACCCATCGGATCAGCCGAACTTCGACCTCGACAACACCGCACCCGCCAGCAAGGCAGGTCTTGGCCTTGCGGAGGGAATCTTCGCTCGGGAAAAGAGCTGTTCCGTCCGCGTCGGCCTCGAGTTGGTGCTGCCAATCGATGCCGTCCATGAAGCATCGAACCGTTCCGTCCGCCATCTTCCGCCTCCTGCGGCTCTAGGCGCCGCGTTGCCTGTTCAATCGCTACTGACATTCAATGATTCCAATGGCCCCGCGCTTTTGGGCGCTGAGCGGAAACACCCCTTAACCAATTGAAATCGCTAGATCCTGGTAGTGTATGCTAGTCATCGATGTTCGCGTTGCGTTTACGGTGATTTACGGCGCATCCGTTCCCGCCTTGTTCCGGCTTGCGGCACGGCCCTTCATGACCCTGGCAATCGCCTTGGTGTCGTCCCGCGAGTAGGCTTGGGTCTGGCTGACGTTGCTGTGGGTCGCGGTGCGGCGAACGTCATCCATGGCGGCAACGTCCGTCCCTTCCGTGATCGCGCCGGCCCGGCTGTCCATGTTCCAAACGTGGTTTGGAACTCCGGCCGCAGTCGCGACCTTGCGCCACTTCTCGCGGAAGTTCTTGGCTTGCCACGCCACTCCGGTCGCCTCGCAAATGATCAGCGGGCCCTTCTCGGGGAACTTGCCGGCTAGATCCAGTTCCGCCATGACCATCGGGGCCAAGCGCAGATCGACCTCGACCGGCTTCTGCCGTTTGCTGGTCATGTGGCGCAGGATCAAATTGGCGTCGATCTCTTCGCCCCGGAGACCCCGAAGCCACTTCCATTGACCGTCATGGACATCCGACAGTTCCGGCTCGCCCATCGGGACCCATTCCCCGATCACATCCTTTTGCCGCAGGGTGCACTCGAACTGGAACGCCTGGGCGAGCGCGATCGAGTGGCGGCCGAGCTCGTGGGCCTTGGCGATGATGGCGAGTGCCTGGGTCGCCGTGATGTATTCCTTCCGGGGCTTGCCCATCTTGAAGCGCAGCAGCCCGGCATCCTCGCGCAACCGCCGACATTCGGGATCTCCTCGCTTTCCGACCAAGGTGGAGCCGAACGCGAAGAGTGTGCGGAGCTGCCCGACCTTGCCATGGGCCGACGGGGTCCGGCCGTCCGAGGTCCACGCCCGCCACCAATCCTTGATCATGCGGGCGTCGATGTCCGAAAGCAGCGTGTCGCCGTAATCCCTGGCGATCAGCTTGCACCGGCTGTCGTCGTTCATCCGGCTCGCGTAGCGAAGCTCCTGATACGAGGAATCCTTGTCGGTCTGGTAGAGCCGGATCAGGCTGCCCAGCGTGCCGTCGAAGGCGTCTGCGATCACCGGGATGCCGCCGCGGCCCCAGACCAGCATTTCGGTCTGGAGGCGGGTGCATTGGTCGGAGATCAGGGCGCAGTCCGTCTCGGAGGGCCATTCCCCGACCCAGACGCGGGCGCGCTGGGGCAGGAAGCCCCGCTTGATCAGATCGGTGCGGGCGTGCCATTCGGCCACCCACCCGGATTTGCGGGGCGCCCAAACGAGGCCGGGAGCGTCTGCGACTTTCGGTCTATCGCTCATCGGAAGCTCCGGTATCGGCGAGAAGCCGTTCGACGGTGGCGAGGCGGGTCTCGATCTGATCCTGTCTGGTTTGCACGCGGTCGATGTCGTCGTGCATGGCCGCGACCTCTCCAGCCGTGATGTTGACGCGCGCCATGTCGTTGATGGCGGCCTTCACCATTCGCAGGTCGCGACGCAAGTCGTGGGTTGACTCAGCTATCAGCGGAATACCGCTGACTTTTATCTCGATTATCTTAAGTTGCTCGCGGACGGGCGCGAACTCGGCCTGCAACCCGTCTATGGCCCGCAGGATGGTGCGAAAATCGTCATCGCTCATGGGATGCCTCGATGTCCTTTGGCGTGATCAGTCATGGGAAAGCTTCCGATAATAGGGGGTCACCGAGAACCCAGCGCCGCGAAGAATGGCCGGACCGGGGCGACGCCTACCGAGCAGAAAGTCAGAGAGGTAGGCGGCCGATATCCCGGCCTTTTCAGCCCACTCCTTTTGGGAGCTATGGCCGATCTGCTTCTTTACGACCGCAACAATTTCTTCATCGGTTATATAAATTGCCATGCTGCCGAATGTAATCAGCGCATACGCTTACGTCAAGCCGATTTGCGCTCGTGGGGGATAAGTCCGCTCGTCTTGTCGAACCAAGCCACGCACGCCGGCCAATATCGCCGGTCCCCAAATAGCTTTTGCTTCTGGGGAAAACCGCTGGCCCGGTTCGCGTCGAGCGCCCGGATGGCCTCCCGCGCAATCTTCTCAGGCACGCCCATGCGCCGGATCAGCTCCGCGTCCGTGACGTACAGGGTATCGCGCTCGCCGGTCTCGTCCGTCATCCGGTTAGCTCATTCCGTAAGTGCGCCCCGCTCTCGCTCGATCTCTTCCCGGACGACCTGGAACATGGTTTCGTAATGTCCATGTTTCCCTATCTGCATCAATTCGTTGTAGCGAGCCTGAATGCGGGCATTGCGCTCATTCATCTCCCGCCACCGCGCTAGTTCGTCCATCTTCATCCCCTCTGGTGCGCATTATTCCCGAATGCGCCGTGCTCCGGTGCGCTCACCTGCTGTCTGCGCCCCTGCGGCCGTCGTATGGTGAAGTGGAGTTGAGCTTGCGAATCTCCTTGCCGTAGTTCATGTCGGCCATGATCCGGTCAGCATTTGCGAAGTCGTCCAGGATAGCGTCGGTCGACTCCAACTCCCGAGCGGGCTTGGTCGGCTCCTCGCCGCTCTCCTCGATGATGCGGTAGCCCTCCAGGATCTTCTCGGTGGCGGCCTTGTCGTTGGCGGTCTTGGTGTTGATGCGCCGCACCTCGTCGTTGGTCTGGGCCAGGATGATATCGGCCACCGACTTGGCGCGGTCGAGGTTGGCCTGCGCCCTGGTCACATGCTTTTCTGCCGCAGCTACGATGGCCTGCGCCAGATCCTGCCCGCGCTTGAGGATGTCGTCGCTCTCCATCACGCCGTTTACGTGCTCGCTATTCATATGCTTCTTCTCCGTCGAGGTTCCACGTTCTGAGTTTCAGTTCCAAGCGCCGCTGCCTTAGCGCGTCGGCGATCTCGATCTGAATGTGACCGGCCTCGTAGGAGGTGGCCAGCATCGCGGCGAGGTCCATGACGTCCAGCTCGTCGCGCAGGCGCTCGATGCGCCGCCGCGGCACGCTGCCAGCGATCTCGTCGGGGTTGGGTGGCACCATCTCATTTGCCTCGTTTAGAGCCTCGGACGCGGATGCGTCTGGTGCTGCCGTTCTTGTTACGGATGACCCGCCAATGGGCGACCACCGTGTGGCGTCGTTTCTTGCTGGGCCGGTGTCTCGTCATGGTGGCCCGCCGGGCGGGATGCCGATGGATGGCGGTATCAACCCGGCGGGCCTGTACGCTGACGGAGCGGGAAGCAACGTCAGCCTACGCGCTATTACGCAAGACGATTACTCTGACGCTTACGCACAAGCCCGGCGAGGCCGACGAGGCCGATGCCGAACAGGAAGGCCGAGGCCGGCAGCGGGGTCTGCGCCACCGCCGGTGCCGCCTCGATGAAGAACGAGTCGGGCCCATCGTTTAGTCCAGTCATGATCGCCACGAAGCCAATCGTGTCGCCCAGGTGGACATCGTTGAGGTTGAGCAGGCTCCCGGTGATGCTGTAGTCCGGAAGCCCGGTGCCGTTGTGAACCGACGGCACGTTGCCGGTGAGTCCGCCAGTGAAGGAGGCCAACACGGTGTGGGTGGTGTAGTCGAGGAAGTAGAAGGCGTTGAGCGTCTGCGCGTTGCCGTTGTCGTTCACGTCCACGCCGATGCTGAACCCGAGGCTGGTATCGTTGTTGGCGAGCAGGAAGGCGAGCAAAGCACTCCCCGCGCCGACTTGGTAGCCGTCCCCGACGGTGTTGTTGGTCAGCGTATTCCGAGCACCATTGCCTTGGTCGGAGAAGGCGGTAGCCGCCGTCAGATTGCCGCCGTTCTGGTAGTCGTTGTAGCCGAAGTTCGCCGGCTGCTGCGGCTGGTTGGCACCGCAGATGACGCACGGGGCGTTCTGCGGTTGGTTCCCGGCGGGCACCACGCCGCCGAGGCTCAGGCTGCCGGAATTGGTGGTGTCCCAGGTCTGGCCACCTAGTGTGACGGTGCTGGCCGCAGCCGGCACCGCAAGCGCCGCCAGGATGGCGGTCGTAGCTAGTAGTCGCTTCATTTGCTTTCCTCGTTGAAAAAGTGGTTTGATTCCCAGCCTAGTTGGTTGTTTGTTCATCGCCCTCCTTTGTACCCATCCACCGCGTCCTGATGGCGCGCAGCCACGTAATCGATGTAGCCGCCACCAACAACCCACTCGCCGCACAGGCACCATTTGCCGTACCTGATGCAGCGGATGTCCAATCCGTAGAAATCGCGGAGCTGAAACAAGGCGTTCTTGTTCTTGCCGAGAATGACCATGGGTATGACAACTCCTGGCGTGGACTGGAACAGGTCCCATATCTTGCGCAGATGGGTGCCCTCACGCGGAATGCGGTTCGTATGCCCCATGCCGTTGCCCTTCATCCGCGCCGCCGAGATCGTCCTCATCGATTACATCTCCAGGACTTCCATCCGTTCTCGCGCGTGTACCAAGTCCGCCCGCGCGCCCCGCAGACCGGATCGGCGTGTGGCTTGGGCGGCGGCGCCTCAGCAACTGCGGCCAGCGGCTCGATCAGTTCGGCGACCGGTGGGGGCGGCGGCACCGGCTTCGGCGGAGGCGGTGGCGGCTTCGGGACCGATAGCCGATCGGACTTCAGCGGCGGCTCGACGAGCAACGACACCGGCGCCGGCTTGGCGGTGGACGGCTTTGTCGCATATCCGCGCATCGACACCGTCACCAACAACACCGCGATGGCGGCGACGGTCACGGCATAGATCGCCCTCATAGCGGCAGCTCCGTCACGCTTCGCCCTCGTCGGAAAATGTCGGGATCGGCTTACCGTCAAAACCGGCCCCCCATGCGAGCGCCTCGCGCGAATGTTTCAGATCACGGTATTCGGGCGGCATGGCTTTGCGCTCCCCGCCAGTCGTGCGCCAGGCCGCGCCGCGCTTGTAGGCGACCTCGACGGGGCCACCGGCTTCGACGGCTGATTGCTTATCGGCGGTCGGCGCAGGGCGGGGTGGATTGGGTGTGGCCTCGCCCTGCGCCTCGCCGGCCGCCTCCGGTCCTGACTCCATGGGCGGCGGCGTAGCACTTGCTGTCGATGCAGCCGGCTGCGCAACTTGCTCGATCGGCGGGAACGTTTCTTCGACAGACGCCATGCCGTCCGCGACGCTTTTCATCATCGCGATCACCTGGGCAACATCTGGCGCGAGCCAATCCTTGACGGCACGGCCGATGACGCGCTCGACGCGGTTCAGTTCGACCGGGATGCGCGCGAGGCCCTCGACGACGCGCTGGCGGTAGCCGGCCAAGTCTTTGCCGATCTTATCGACCAGCGAGTTGCGGGCATGCTCGAAAGCGTAGTCGGCATAGATCTGAAGCGAGTTGACGATGCAATTTCGGATCGCCTTCGATTGCCCTATTTGGTAGGTCTGATCGAGACTGCGATCGGCGTCCCTGGTCTTGATCGAAGTCTGCGACTTGCGCTGCCGGTAGGCGCGCTCCATCGAGAAGCCCGTCTCGATGTCGGTGAAGCGCGCGTAGAAGGTCCAACTGTCGCCGTTGTCGATCTCGCGGACTTCGTTGACGTTGTTGCCGAAGATGCGCGCGACATCGTTTGCGAGCTTGATGCTCGGCCCTTCGATGTAATCGGTGCGGCCGTCCTTCGACTTGACCGGGAAGCGGTAAAACCAGTCCGTGCCGGCTGCCGCGGCGAGCGCGGAGAGCTTCTGCAATATTTTCGCGTCGTCACGGTAGACCGCGACGTGCTGCGCGCCGATGACGCGATCGGCAAGCCCGGTGGTTGGCCTCACCAAGCCGTGGCCGGACGGGATGGGCTGCTGGAGCTGGCCGCCGGCATTGGCGAATTGCGCAAGCGCGCCGCGGCGGTCTTCGATGTCGGGGTTGGTCATTGGGTAATCTCCTTTGGGTTAAGAGTGCGCGCCCGGCCCAAACACTGGCGAAAACAGGCCGGGCGCGCGAGGCGGTCGCATTGCAGCGGACCCGAGTAGTCATCGGTAGCGTTGCGACCGCTTTTCATTGAACGCAGTCTCCCTGCCTTGCCTTGCCTGGCCGTGCCATGCCCGACCCCGCCTGGCCGCGCCACGCCCTGCCTTGCCCCGCCTAATTTTATGCCGCTTCGCTCTTGCCGCTGCTCTTAATCGCCGACCACAACCCGACCAGCCGGTCCATCTCAAAGACAAATGTCGCGGAGTCGCGTGGCCACATATCTTTCTCGATCATTTCGCAAAGTTGGCGCAGATAGAACACGGCCTTCGGCCCGCCATAGTGCCGGTTGACCTGCTGTTGTTCGCTGCTCAGGGATTGTCCGGCCAAATGACTGAGCCCGCCCTTGAGTGCGACCGGCTTACCGGTATCGGCGTCGCTTGCAAATCCGCGTGCAATCTTTTCGATCATCTCAGCCGGCAGCCGCACGACATTTGAAATACGATCGCGTGAGTAGCCGTATTGTTCCAGCCGGATGATAGCTGAGCGGATTGAAAACTGATCGAGCGGTTCGCCGTGACCGATGTTGGCGCGCACGGCATCGGCGTAGAGGTCGGCCTCGCTGGCATACACCTTTTCAACAACGTCGATGCGCTCGATCTTTAACTTCAGAAATGCTTGCAACCGATGGCGGCCATCGACAAGTCGATGCGTCTTGGCCTCGATTAGAAGCGGCGGCAGTTTTACGCCGGTCTTGAGCGCCGAGACCAAGCGGCCAACGTTAAACTCATTGACGCCGGTTCTCGGATAGATTGATTCATCAATTTTGATTTTGTCGATCGCCACTTTCGCCATCTCATTCTCCTCCGATTAAGCGAATAATCCCTGCCTCGCCTCGCCCAGCCGCGCCGGGCCCCGCCGTGCCAAGCCAGACCCCGCCTTGCCCGGCCTGAACTGAAACTCATCAAGGAAAATCATCAAACAAATCCCTGCCTTGCCGCGCCTCGCCCGGCCCCGCCGTACCTAGCCGCGCCCCGCCCGGCCCTGCCTGGCCTGGCCCCGCCAGATCACTCAAGCACCAAGTACGACACGATATCGTACCTACCGAACCACCCATTTCTTGCTGGCCTGAAGTCACCAACACCAATCCGGCCACCGGCATCGGCGCAAATATCGACGATTAATTTTGGCTCGGCGACCAAGACCGGATCGTATTCGACGGTGAACTGCGCGCCCCAGCGGTCGAACCGCGGGCGCCTTCTGACGATGCCCTTTCCCATGATGATCGCGCGGCGCGAGTCGATGATGTAGGACGTGAGCGGCTTGCCGTCATTGGAATCGACCAACTGCACCAGATCCTCAATTACGACGATGTGGGACAGCCGTGATTTCATTGTTGCCCGCTTGACCTTCCAGGCTCCGGCGGCGCCCAGGATCGAGCCCCGGAATGCCTCGCCCTTGATGGCCAGCGAGCCATCTTCCATCCTGTAGCAACCGGCCTCGGCCTCGACCTCGGCTTCCGGGATGCGCGAGCCGCGTCCGGCCTCGGGGGCGGTGCCCATGCTTTGTGGATTGTGGGTCAAGAGCGGCGTGCGCCCCCGCACGACGATCAGCAATCGCGCCGCTTTGATCGTTGTGGAGCTGTATGGTATTAGCTCGTCGGTTATTTTCTTCGACTTCGGCTTGTCCAACATAAAGCTCTCCTGTGTTCAAATCCCTGCCGTGCCCTACCCAGCCGTGCCGTGCCCCGCCTTGCCGGGCCGTGCCCGGCCACGCCGAGCCACGCCGAGCCGGGCCTTGCCGGGCCATGCCCCGCCGCGCCGCAACTGGAAACCCATCAAACAAATCCCTGCCTCGCCGTGCCGTGCCTCACCACACCCGGCCTCGCCATGCCGCGCCGTGCCATGCCGGAAACCATTTCATGCCTCCTGTTGTTGCTTGAGAATTCGGAATACGCGAAAGTCGGCCGGTTCAACCGCGTAGCCCTTGCGATGCTGCAGGCGCCAGGACAAACGGCGGCCATCGGCCAGGCGCCCGTAGGTCGCGGCGCCCAACTTCGCGGTCAGTTCGGTTTTGAGTGCGGTCTCGGTCTTTTTCAGCCGACTAAGGGCCGCCTGCGCCTCGGTCAGCTCATCGACCGCGACGAGCGCGCGGTTGTCGGTGGTCAGATCGATCTCGCTGCCATCGTCCTGCGGAAAGAGTTGCTTGATCAGCGCCTCGTCGCGCTGCGGCTCGAAGTCGGGCATCACGCCGGGATCGAGATGGTCGCGCCAGAACGCGGCAACGTCGTAGCGGATGCGATCCTCGAGGATTGGGTCAGGCTCGATGTCGAATAGGCGAAACGACCAGTCGTATTCGCCGTTTACCAGCACCGCGAGCACGGCCCACGGGCAGCGGTCGGCGTTGAGCATGCGCTCGCAGACCGTCTGCAGTCGGAAGTGCGCCGGCGGCATCGCCGGCCCGTCGAACGGCCCTTCGGGATCGTCCAACCATTTGGCACGATAGACCGAGCGGCTCACGACCTTGGCCTGGACGAGGCCGAAGCCTTCCCGATCGGGCGCGGTCGCAAAGCCGTCCGGTGTGCAGGCGATCCGCGCCTCGCGATCGATGACGTGGACGCGGGCGCGCTGCACGTCCCATTCGGGCCGCTCGTCGGCGAGCGCCTGGAACGCAGCCGATTCTCCCCAGCGGCCGCGGCGTAGCACGCCGCTATCAACCATCGGCGGGCGCAGGCCCTTCTTTTCGGCGTAGAGTTCGGCGAGCGAGCCGTAAGCCGCGACGCCGCAGACGGTGGCGACTTCGCTGGCGCCGATGTAGCGCTGTCGCTCGGCCAACCAATCGTAGGTGTCGGTGATCTCGACGCGCTCAATCGGTTTCATCAGGCTCCCCGTTGTAGTGGGGAGCAGTGTTGTCACCAATTTGGTGACTGGTCAATAGGCGTGTCACCAAAAAGGTGACGATTTTTCCTATGCCGCAACCAGGCTATAGGTCGAGCATGGTCCGACGCACCCGCCCAACCACCTCAAAATCCTTGCGCTTTTCGATGAAAATAGGCCCCTCGGCGGGGTCGGTGGAAAATGCAGCTAGGTACGATGGCTTCCCGGCCTGCCATCGCTTATAGGTCGTCGCGCCGCGAACGGCGAAAACATAAAACCTGCCGGCTAGCAGCGTCTTGTCTGATTTGTCCACGACGATAACCGATCCGTCCGGTGAAACTCGGTCCATTGAGGCACCGTGAACCCTCAAGGCAAAGAACTCGCCGCGGCCCAAGTCTGCAAAGGCCAAAAGCGGTACGTCTTCCATGGGGAGTTGGCTCCTCGTGTTGGTAAGCCTGCCAGCCTGTATCCAATCGAGTAGAGGAATGCGCTGGATTCCGCCGCCATCGGAAAGCAGCAGTTCCCCCGCAGTCGTTTGGAGCACCGGCGCTATCTTTTCGGCCCAAGGCACGGTGAGTTTCCGCTCCCCCCGCGCCCATCGGTCAATGTTTTGCTTTGTTGTACCGACCTCCGCCGCCAGCGCAGTAGGCCCAATGCCGAGCCGCTTCATCGCAGCCGCAAGTCCATTTCGGTAAATCTGCACCATCCTTATAATGTCACCGTATTGGCGACGGCGGTGAAGGCTCCAATTTGGTGACGGAGAGGTTGACGGGTCACCATAATGGTGACAATTATCTGGAATGCGACTTTCCGCATTCATGGGCGAGCGAAACCTTTCAGACGCTGAGTTCGGCGCGCTGATCGAACGGTCGCGCCAAGCCGTGCACCGATATCGCTCCGGTGATCGAATGCCTGATCAAGCCACCATGGAGAAAATTTTCGAGGTGACCGACGGTGCCGTAACGCCAAACGACTTCTTTGGACTTGCACAGACGGCATCGTCATAACCGCGGACGAGATGTCACGAGAACCATCAGCGCGGGCGAGGGATTTTCCATGTGCCGAGCATTGCGGTCTCATCCGGCAGATTCATCCACAAATGTGGATAAACCATCCATTGGAAGGCACAAATGAGTAATGCGTTGGCCGAAGCAGCCGAAGCAAAAAGCCTCACAGATGTTCTGATAAATCAAGAACATCGACGGGTTGGCGACCGGCAATTAGCGCGACAGCGTGTTGCTCGGTCTCTCGGTGTCTCGCCTGGTACCCTCGAAAATCTTCAGCGATCGCGCCTTAAGAAAATTTCAGGTTGGCTTCGCGACGCGCTTCGCGAGCGCGTCGTCCGTGAACTTGAATCCGAGGTGGTGAGGCTACAGCATGAAATCTCCGTCCTTCGGCGCACTGGTGTGGACCCTCGTAGGGACGAGATGGCGGCGGCTCGTGCGGACCTTTCGTCGGTACTGGCGGCGCTAGGTCGCGATCGCCCCCTGGCTCGGAAACGATGACAGCCTGCATCGACGATGAGGACGCGCCATGGAAATGCGCTGCCCGCGGTGCCGCCAACCGATCCGCCGTGAGCGATTCGGCGTCTATCTGCCTGAGCTGAAAGGCCGCATTGTCGACGCGATCACGGCGGCCGGCGATATCGGGATCGGCGTCGACGACCTGATCGCCACAGTGTGGGGCACCGGCGGCAGCAACCGCAACACCGTCAAGTCGCACATCCAGCAACTCAACGATCTGCTCGCTGGCAGCGGCGTGCGAATCCGCCGCGAGGGCTGCCGGTACCAGCCGGGATACTACTTCATCACGCACGGAAAGAGGGCAGTGGCATGACACGCGCCCTGACCATCGCGTCGGTATCCGGCTATGCGCGCGGCAGTCGCCGTTTGGTGGCGCGCCGCAGCACGGCATTGATCTGGGTTTGCCAGCCCGGGCCGAACTTTCGGAAATGGTCGAGCACTTCGGGATCGAGGCGAAGCTTGATCGCCAGCTTCGGAAAGGGCTTGCGCGGCCGGCCACCGCGATTGACGACGGGCGTGAGGGTTTTTTTGGGCATCGTGGGCTCAGGGCTTCGCGGGCTCGGACACTGTCGTTCCAGGCGGCAACTGCAACTGGATGATGGTCTGTGGTGTCGAGCCGAACTTGTATCCAGCCAGGCCGGCGACGGCGCTGAAGAGCGCCGCCACTACGCCGACCAGGATCGCGATATTGCGCGGTGTCTCCCAGAAGTCCTGTTTTCGCCGCAGATTTACGTCGGCCATGAGCAGTTCCTGTTTCCATTCCTTCTCTTCATCGTCGGTCATCCGATTTGTGTACCCCCAAAAACCACCACCGTCAAGCACAGCGACGGAGCGTCCGCATGACCAAGCTCGGCAAGCGGCTGATCAAGGCCGCAGATGAAGCTCTCGCCATCGCGCGCGGCGAAGTCAGCGCGCGCCAACTCAACCTGTTCAAAGGCAAGCGCCAGCGCGGCCAGCGCGTCGATGTCTCGCCGTCTGAATTCCAACTGCAATGCGAGGTGGCGGATCTGCTGCGGCGCTGCGCCAAACCGACGTGGCTGTGGACCCACCTTCCTTTCGGCGAGGCGCGGCCGGCGGAATTCCGCAACGGGGTGCGGGTGAGTTACGCGGGCGAGCGCTTGAAGCGGATGGGCGTGCGGCCGGGGTGGCCGGACTTCGCGCTGCTCGGACCGAAGGACGACGCCCCGCATCCCGGCATCCACTTTCTCGAATTGAAGCGCAAAGGCGGGCGGCTGTCGGAGCACCAGGCCGGCTTCGCGCTGTGGTGCGAGATAAATCGCATCCCGCACGCCGTCGTGGACACCGTCGAGGCCGCGATCTTTGTACTCGATTGCTGGGACGTGTGGCGCCTCAAGCCGGAGGTCCAATGATGTCTAAGCCACCAGAACCGACCGAAAACGGCAACGGCGCCAAGGAAGCGTTGCAGCGCTATTTTGCCTCGCATTTTGACACGGCCGAAGACACCGATGACGCCGTGACGCACCTGTTGGCGTGGCTGTGGGACCAGGGTTTTGTTGTTGTTCCATTGTCCGACGAGCGAGCTGTGGAAATGTTGAAAAAGCTGTTTCGCGCCGGGAGGGACTTAATATGAAGCACGTTGTTCCATTATCGGACGAGGTGGAGGTCGCGTGACCGACGACCTCGAGCTGGAGCAAGCCAAGGAAAAGGCGCTGGCCTATTGGCGCCGCGCCCAAGCCCGCCTCGGCTGGATATTCGACCACGACTATCCCGAGCCGAGCGACACGATGAAGCCGTTCGTGTTTGCGCTGATGACGCGCGCGGTCGACGAGGACGACGAGCGAGCTGTGGATGCGTTGAAAAAGCTGTTCCCGCCGAGAGGGGATTAAGTCCCGGAGCAAAAAGAGGAGGAGCAACCAGTGTCGAAGAGACCCAGTAAGGATGTGACGGCGAGCGCGGTCAATGAGGCGGTCCACGTCGCCTTCGATCAAAGGGCCACGCCCGACGCGATCGACATCATCGCGGACCAGAGCGGCGAGGAACTGCGCTCGCTTGGGGAGAAGCTGCGCCTGCAGCGTGGCATCCTGGCTGAGCGGCGGGCGCAGGTGCAGCACGTCGTCAACGCGCTCGATGCGCAGATCGAGGCCAACTGACCGTGGCGTCCGTGGTCCGTTCGCTCCGTGACCGGCCATAGCCTGATCAACGCCGTGCTCGACGGCGGCGCCTGAATTTTTTTTATCGGAAATGCAATGTCGGATACCACTCTTATTGCACCGATCCTGGTCCTGCGCGCGCGGGCGGAAGCACGCGCCCTGCTCTACGGCTGCAATGAATTAGACTACGGCGCGGCGACCGATCCGCTGCTGGCGTACGCCTGGCGGGCCGGGCTCATCGACCTGCTGGGCATCGCGGCCTGCGAGGCCATCATCTGCAATCCATTCGCTAGGTATTTCGCGACATGAAGCGCCCCCTCGCCATCGACCTCTATTGCGGCCTTGGGGGCTGGACGGAGGCCCTGCTGGCGGAGGCTTACGACGTGGTGGGCTTCGACATCGAGCGGCACCACTACGGCGAGCACCGCTATCCAGCCCAGCTCGTGATCCAGGACGTGTTGACGCTGCACGGCAGCCAGTTCCGCGATGCCACGCTCATCGTCGCCAGTCCCCCCTGCCAGGCCTACAGCTACCGGGCGATGCCGTGGAAGCGCGCCAAGGCGTTGCCGCCGCCCGACAACACCCTTTTCGAGGCGTGCTTCCGCATCCAGCGCGAGGCGTGCGCGGCGGCCGGGCGGCATGTCCCGATGATCGTCGAGAACGTGCGCGGGGCGCAGAAATGGGTGGGGCGGGCGCGCTGGAACTTCGGCTCGTTCTACCTGTGGGGCGACGTGCCGGCCCTGATGCCGGTGACGGCCAAGGCGGTGAAGGTCGGCGGCCTCGACTGGAAACATCCAGACGACCCTCGCCATAGGCCGGGACAAGCCTTCAATACGCACGCCGAGCGCAACATCAAGAACAACGGCGGCTCCTGGTTCGCCATCGCCCTATCGCAAGTCGGCTTCAATTGCGCCAATGCACGCGAATTCGGTCACATGGTCGAGGGCGCGCAATACCGGCGCACCGCAGACGACAAGCGCCAGCACATTGGAAAAACCCGCAAGTTCGCCTCGGCCATGATCGCCAAGATTCCCGCCCCGCTCGCCCGCCATATCGCGAGGGTCTACCGGCCATGACCATCGACGATCGCTTCCGGGAAGGTTTGGCGAACTGGCGGGCGGTGCTCGCCAGCCTGGGCGAGGGCGACGTCGAGGCCTGCGCCAAGGCCTTCGACGAGGCTGCCAAGGACGCCGCCGGCTACGTCGCGGGCGGCCTCCCCATGGCCACGGCGATCGATGCCCTCTACGAGATGGCGCAGGCCCACGGCCTGGTCGCCCACCTGGGCGAGGACGCCCTGCAGACCCGCATCGCGGCCGCTTTCGCCGGGGTCCAGCGGCCGCCCCCACCAGGCAGCAACGGCCCCGCCAAGGGCAAACCCTCCGGCCCCAGGACCGCGGCCGCGCCCCGCAAAGTCCTCAGCCAGGCCGAATTCATCATGGGCTTCATCCCGCCCGACTACCTGGTCGAAGGCATCCTCCAACGCCGCTTCATCTACGCCCTGACCGGCCAGACCGGCCACGCCAAGACCGCCGTCGCCCTCCACCTCGCCGAGCGCGTCGCCTGCCTCGACCGCAACGCCATGTTCGGTTCCCACCGCCTCGAAAAAGGCCGCGTCCTCTACTTCGTCGGCGAAAACCCCGACGATATCCGCATGCGCGTCATCGGCGCCAACAGCTTCCGAAACGACAACCCCGACAAGGACACCATCTACTTCCTCCCCGGCGTCTTCGACATCGAGCAGATGTGGCCCACAATCGAGGCCGACGGCAAGGTCGTGGGCGAATTCAGCCTCATCATCGTCGATACCAGCGCGGCGTATTTTTTGGGCAACGAGGAACTCAGCAATACCCAGATGGGCGCCTACGCCCGCACGCTGCGAAGGCTCACGACGTTGCCAGGCCAACCCTGCGTCCTCGTGCTGTGCCACCCCATCAAATACGTCACCGACCCTTCCCAACTACTCCCACGCGGCGGCGGCGCATACCTCGCCGAAATGGACGGTAACCTCACCCTCGCCAGAACCACCGACGACGTGGTCGAGCTCCACTACAACAAAATCCGCGGCCCCGGCTTCCAGGCCATGTCCTTCAAGCTCGAGCCCATCAAATCCCCAGCCCTCGTCGACCAAAAAGGTAGGCAAATCACCACCGTGCGCGCCGTCCCCATCTCCCAGCGCGAGGAAGAACAGCACTCCGACAAGGCCGAGGAGGACGAAGACCGCGTCCTCACCGCCATGCTCAACATGCCCGCCGACCACGGCGGATCATTCGCCAACTGGGCAAGCGATCTCGGATGGGTCTCCGAAAGCGGCGAAGCCTACCGGAAAAAGGTCGAACGCCTCGTCAATGACCTCGAAAAGAAGAAGCCTAAATTAACAACCAAGCTCCGTAATAAGTGGCACCTCACCGACGAAGGCAAAGACGCCGCCCGCCAGGCCGTCCTCCGCTTCAACCGGCAGCAGAATACCGGTGGCCAAAAGAACTTGTTCTAAAGGGCCGGTCGCCCTAGATTTCGGGGTGGAGGGGTGGGGTCCAGCCCGCCCCTCCGGCTTTACATCAGAACCACCGCACTCGGATAGCCAGCCTCGCGCGGTGCTTTCTGATGGCTATAGAAATCGCGATCCATAGCATCGCGGTTTCTCCCCATTCGGCGGGCACGGCACGGCCGCTCATCGCGCCGGGAGGTGCCTACCCTCCCGGCAGCGCCGCTGGCTCGGCGCCTCGCCTCAAGCCCGCCAAAGCCCCAAAATCAACCTCCATTCTGGCTGTCACAATCTGGGACAGGTTGTGTCCCAATACCAAGCAAACTTTTCAGGTTTTTTACGCTTTTTTTACGCCTGGGACAATGGCTTTTGTCCCAGTTGTCCCAAAATCAATCAACCCATTCCCAGACAACAAAAAAGCCTGGGACAACTCTTGTCCCAACGCCCACGCCGGAATCCATACCCGGCAGGGGAGCGCGGTATTGGGACAGGACAAGGTCTAGTCCTATATAAGGGAAACCCAAAATCGAAGTTCTAAAACCAACAAGGCGAACCATAGCCGAATTCTATACTAACGGTTGAAATGGGAAAACAGCGGACAGATATGCGGGGGGCACTGATATAGAAGATCGATGGGGGTGGCCTGGCCAGCCTACCGGGGGGGTCCGGGGGGGGCGTACCGGGGGGGGCGGATGGGGGCGAGGTGCGCGGAGAACTGTAGCTTGACGCAACAAAATTACGCGGGAGGGTGTGAGGATGTTCGCGGGCGCGAGCTGTGCTACGATAGGCGCAGCCGGACGGTGATTGCGTCACCGCCCGGCCACTTGGCACAGCAACCTGGATAAGAGGCCACCATGCCCATCGACGATATTGCACCGAATTCGTTATCAGAATCCTTCATTGTCCGGCATCCGGACGGTTCGACGGAAGGCCGGCATCCGGACGACCTGGCGCCCGAAGTCCTAAGGCAAGCGCATCAAAAGCGCTCGATCATGGCGGTTATCCGGGCGAAATGTCTGGACTGCTGCTGCTACCAGCAATCCGAGGTCCGGCGCTGCACGGCTGTCCACTGCCCGTTATGGCCGTATAGGATGGGGACAAATCCATTTCACGGCGCTCGGGGCAAGGAAGTCGCCCCTGGAGCATTCGTCCGGAAAACTCCCGTTAAAGACGGGGGAGATTGACCTCGCCGCTGGTCGTAGATGGTCTGGAACTATGCTCCAAACATCGATCCCAGCGTACCCCACTACCACAACGTAATGATATCAGCGGCTTAGGCGCTCGCGGCCCTCACGCGTGCTGTGCGCACCGGCCTAAAGGTATCCTGATGGGTGTGCCGGATTGGAAACGCTCCATCATGGCACTAAATAGACCATATGGCACTAAAACTACCAGATGGAGCGACCTTTTCCCGGCTCGGGCGCGCCATGGCACAAATCGAGAGCCCCCTCTCTTTGTTTCCTAAATGGCACATGGCGGACGCAACAAACTTTCGCGCTCGTGTGCGGATTTGTGTGGATCTTTCTGGTTCTTTACGGTTTTCTTTTTGTATTTGTTTGATAGGTTGTTGATTGCAAGCCCGAATGGCTTGGGCGCAAAGCGAGGATCAAACAAATGACCCGCATTTATCAGACCTACGCTCCCATGAAGCGCGATGGCTTTTGGTGGGTAATTGATAGCGAAGGCTATGAAGTTTCCTATGTTGGATATGAAACCAAAAAAGAAGCTTTGGAGGCGGCGCGCATAGCCAAGGAGGATGATATTCGCAAGGCGAAATTTGTTGATGACGTTCTGCGTTAAGGTCGAAACGGGCTTTTGCCCGTCTGGCGGTAATGCCGTCACTGATGAGACCAGACACAACGAACCGGGCGCTTTGGCGAGTGTCCGACAACATGCGAGGACGATCAAATGCATTTCAACGGCACGAGAGTAACCAAACGGGGTGATACGCTATTCATGCCACTTCCTGGTGATCTGCGTAGACCAATCGAAGGCGGCTGCAGCTGCGCATTCTGCAAGGCGCATCCTGATCTTGTTCCGCAATGGGATGTAGTAGCTTGTTCGCCAGCGTCTCCATATGCATGGACAGTGCATTACCCAGAGCTGACGATCTGATTGCAGCCCATGGGCATTTCGGTGCCCATGATCGGCGATCAGGCCGGCCTCTTTGGCGAGAGTCGACATAGCGAGGACAATGCAAATGTCCGCTTTCGTAGTTTCCCACGACCATATCGACGCGCTACTTTCGTTCGCTAAGGATAAACGGATGAAAGACCAGTTCGGCTATTACATTCAGCCGAGTAAGGCTGAATTGTTTGATTGGACTGATATCGGCCGCGTACTATTGGCCGAGAACGAACGGTCGGTCTGCCATCGTTACCCGGATTGCGGCCCTGGCAACATGCCGGGCAAGATCGGCGAGGACGCGAGCGGCTATACGTTCCGGTATTTTGAGCCATTCGTCCATATGGGGCACATGAAGCGCTGCGTCTGGGTCATCAAAAATTGCGACTGTTTCGACTATCAGGCTTGCGAGACCGACGATTATCGGCAGACGGTCGCGCACCGGATTATAGCGGCAATCCGGTCGCGGGCGATTAATGGGCTTCCCGATTACGAGACCGCGCCCTGGGGGATAGATCGCAATCGATCGGCGGCATAAGGACGAAACCGGGCGCTTGTTGTGCCCGGTCGGCCGGTATCGCCGGCCCTGACGAGTCCAGATAACCACCAACCCGGCGCCTTGGCGGGCGCCCAAAATGCGAGGACAGTGGCGACATTGGCCTGTTCTCCGATGACGCGCTACAGGCCAATCTTGATCTGATTGTCGAAATGTTCCAGCAACCCACCAACGAGGAATGACGCCATGTCGCCAGACGACGACCATAGCACACCGCCGACGCAGGCCGAGGTTGAGGCCATCTCGCGCGAGCTGACCGAGGCGCACCCGGGACGCTCTTCCGCCACCGCAGACCTATGCCAGCGCGCCGCCCTCATGATCGCGCGACTCGAGCGGGCCTGGCTGGAGGCCCGCAGCCACAAGGATGAAACGGGGAACTAACCCCCGTCGCGCCGTGACGCGGCGCCTGATGAGTCCAGTTCCGACTCGCCGCATGGCGCGGCACACAAGCGAGGACAAACGACCATGATGAAACGATTATTGCTTGCGAGCACGTTATTGTTGCCTGTTGCGGCGCATGCGACACCGCTGGACCAGGCGAACACGCTCGCCTTTATAAAGGAGGCAATGGCAACTTGTTTGGCGGGAATGAATAACAACAACGCTTATTGCAGTTGTTACGTCCTCGCTGCCGCCAACAGGAGCACGATGGAGGACGGCGCGTATTTCATCGCAAACGGAAAACTTCCGGCCGATTACGTCGAGCGCGTTGCCAAGCCATCGATAGCGGATTGCCTGAAGCCACCCGTATCCGACAAAAATTGGTGGCAAGTCTGGTAAACGGCGGGGCGGGCCGGCGGGATTGGCGTCCCGGCCGGCCCTATCCTTCCGCGGGCATCCGGGACACCCAGGTGTCCCTTGGCTGCCGCGAGGACCGAAGCAGCCGGCCCGGCGGACGGAATGATTAAACATTAACAGAGGCCGCCGCTCTTGCGCCATATGGCGCTCTGGGCAATATTACCGGAACCAGGGCGGCCTTGGCGGGCGCCCATCAAACAAGCGAGGACAATCCAATGCGACGACTTGTAATAATTACCGCCGTGCTGTGCGGCACGCTGGCACCCGCCCATGCCGGCGATCTGACGCCAGCCGAGCAGAAACAAATCGCCAATCTGGAAGCGCAGATAGAATTCGTCAACGCTGCCAACGACAAGCACGTTGCCAACCTCGAGGCGCAAATCCAGTTTGTCAAGGACAACGCCGCGCAACGCGAAGCGGCATGGCGGGCCAAGTGTACGGTCGCGTTCCTGGGGATTGGTTGCCCGCCCAGGAACGATCCTTGGGACCAATTCAGGATTGCCCAATGAGCAGCGCCAAGGAGCACTAGCTCGAATGACCGTCATGATGGCAAAACTCTACGCTGCATTGCGGGCCGGCGACGTGCCGGAGGAGATCGCGCGCGCCGCTGCCGAAGAGGCCGCCGGCTATGAAAATCGGGCCGGCAAGATCGAAACCGATCTGACGGTCTTGAAATGGATGGTCGGCACCAACATGGCGATGACAAGCGCAATCCTGTTCAAGATGTTTGCTTGAAAGCGCCAAGAGGACCAAATGGCAGACATCGATCCGATTGACGCGCGCGAGCAAACCGTTCGCATCGACAAGATGCTGACGGAGATCCATCGCAACTTTGCCGAATCCGATCGCCGACATCAGGAAATGCGGCATGCGCCGTGGCAAGTCGCATTCGCCGGCATGACCGCCGGCGCCGCGCTGTTGGCGGCCGGCGTCGCGCTCGGTGCCACGATTGTCAAACTGTTTGGATGACCAAAATGAAATACGAGGACGACCTCTCGGAAGTTGAACTCGTTAGCGGCGGGCCATGGATCGTCGATCGTCACGGCGGGCGCTATTCTGATACCCGCAAGGTTCGCGCCGTAGGACCGGACGAAGCGTCAGTCCGGCCCGTCTTCGATAAGATCAAGCGCGACTTACGACAGGGCGAAGTTAGGTTGCTCGACCCGACCGGAAAGATCGTCGATCGGTGCTGGGCGCCGTGCGCCAGAGTTCATTTGGGTTGAATCAAATGCCATGCAGGCACGCACATTGGGAATCTGAGGCAGCGGTCGCAGATGGAATGTGCCCAATCTGCTTGGCGGCCGAACGCGATGACCTGCTGAAGGCCAACGCGCTGTTGCACGCGCTGATCGGCAACCGCGAGGCCGAGATCGAGCAACTGCGGGCCGATTTGCGCCGCCTTTGGCACTTCGCCGGCTGCCCATTCGATCACTGCCAAACCTGCATCGATGACGCGAAATGGATCAAGAGCCTGGAGGATCGGCTAGGGCCGCCGTCTGCCAATTCCGTTATAGCGCAGCACGATCAAAAGTGATCCGATCGCGCCCCTGAAATCAACAAATATTCGAACCCTGAGACGGTTGCCGGGCTCGGAAATAGAAGCTGCTGCAGCAGTCATGAGAGCACCCTTCCCCGAAAATGATTCGGGGACGCAAAAGAGCGTCCCCGGGGTAGTTAGACTCGGTTCCCCGTATCCGTCGAGCGGGCGGTTTCCCGAGGGGTGCTTAGAAGCGCTACATATGCGCTCAACCCCTTAATAGTCAATGCGGGGAGCCGTTCCGTTCCGGCCCCTGCGATGCCGACGAACTGACGTTTACGTCCTAGAGGATGAAACACGGGTTCTTTCCCAACGAGGTCTGCAGGGCGGCCTTGGTCTGTCTGAGGGCGGCGGAAGAGGCGGCGCGCGCAAAATTGCCATTTTGATGGAGGGGATTGAACAAAAGGGCATAAATGTCAAAGGCTTAATCGAGCGCGCAAATTCGCCTATTCGATTTATTCCCGCGCATGGCGGCCGGCCGGCGGACGGCTATGAAGCGACAATCCTGCCCGATATTTGCGCCGTTCTCATTGAAGCTGGCAGGCGGGGTGTTCTGACCAAGAGATCGGAGCACTTGGCAGAGCGAGCGGCGCTTCTTCAGCATGGATTTGCGACGCTTGGCATCATCGCGTTAGTTGATGAGGCCACAGGCTTTCAGCGCGATCGAGCAAGGGATGCTTTGGCGCGTATTCTTGAGGCCTTCATAGCTAAAGAACTCAGGCCGTGGTTGCCGACCTTTCCGCCTGATTTCTATCAAGAGATGTTCCGGCTGAGAGGTATGGATTACTCCAGTGATATAGGGCACGTTGCCGGTGGCCGGCGGACCGGCCGCCGCCTTCATGCGCGCCGACAAGGACGTGATCCGCTCGCGCTAGACTTACTTCTCCCGGCGCAGGAATGCCGGTATGTCTGGCAACTCGAACGGCGCGGAAGCCGCCTTGGAGGGCTTCGCGGCTGGCTCGGGTGGCGGTTGCGGCCTCGGCTTCTCGGCTGGCGCCATGGTGACCGGGGTGACCGGGGTGACCGGGGTGTTGAACGGATTGGGATTGCGAACCGGGGCCCCCCGCTTGTGTTGCGGCACGACCACCGGCGCCTCGGGGTTGAGCTCGTTATGCCGGCCGACCCAATTGCGGATCGTTTGTTTCGGTATCCCGAATTGATCCGCGAGTTCGGCCGGATGCTTCCCGGAGCGGACCAATTCCACGACTTGCCGCTTGAATGCCGGCCAGCCGATCTTCGGCCGCCGCACCTGCCGCACCCCCAGCTCGGCCCGTCTTTTCTCGTCGGCGGTCGGCGGCTTCTTGTGCCGGGCATCGCGGCAGAAGCCATGCACCTGCTCGCGGTAGCCGCCCGCCGTTATGCCGTGGATCCGGTGCGACGACCACCCGAGCTCGATCATGATCTTGGTCAGCCGCTGGTAGTGCTCGTTCTTGCGCTTGCCCATCGGCACCTTGAGGATGTCGAGCAGCGACTGCGCCGTGACCCGCTCGATCCCGTCATGATCGACCACCCCCTTGGCCCGCTCGAGGATCGGCACCCAGACGTCGGCGTTGCGGTTCTCCAGCCGCACCTTCTCGGAATGGAGCCGCTCCAGCCAAGAAAGCGGAAAGTTCGGGACTAGGTCCCCTTGCTGTGCATCGCTCATGGCTCAGGTCCATCCCGCCGCGGTGACGTGCCGCTCGACTGGCCGCTTCCGTGGCACCAATCGGCGGGCATATTCTTGCACAAGGTTTCTATTCTGGGCCACCAAACACACATATTGCAAGCAATCGACTACGTGCGAGTACCCCTCGGCGTCGAACTTCTCCGGGATTGCCCGCAAGCTCCCTTCCTTGTGGCGCTTGAAACGATAGCCGCCGCTCATGGCGCGGACCAGCATAGGGCAGCCGCGTCCGTTGATCACCAGCGATGGGCCGCCATTGGTTTGCCGCCCAAGCATGGTCTCCACAGCGCGCAACCGGGCGTCAATGTCATTGGTGGGAGCCGGGAAAGCCGGCAAACCCATGCGTTTCAAGGCATCAAAGCTAGTTTCTTCCGCAATAGTTCCCTTGGCCACACCCGCCGGATCACCAACAATCATCACCTTCGCGCCGGCAAACTTGTTGCTGAACAGCCGTGGCCGTATTCTTTCCTCGACCTGTTTTTCCAGGCCGATATTGACCGCCGGAATCTCCTCGTGAACCAGCAATCGCCCCTGATGATCGACCTGGCAGACCAGGCTCCAAGGATTGCGTCCGAAGTCGATTCCTACGAGGAGGCTGTAACCTGGTATGCAAAAAGTATCGTCCACCACATGAAACGAGGGCTTGAATGTTTCCTTGAAGACCGCCTCCCCGCTGGGGTCATCTCCGAACTCTGCAAAAACATACCGCTTAACCCAAGCGTGCGAGCTGCCATATAACTGCACGAACCTTTCGTAGTATTTGCGCCCCTCCGCAATGCGATCGGGATGATTGATAGGCAGTTTGCTGGTCGTGACGTTTTGCACCAAGTAGTTGAGGTTTTCCGCATTGTCCGCCATCCCCGACGGCTGCCGGAAAATCTGAAAGTCCGCCGGCGGATCAACCATCAGCTTGTGCCAATCTGTCAGAAGCTGCGGCATGTTGGTGTCCGCGATTATTCCATAGAAGCTCGGAGTGCCGCGATTGCCGGAAGGATAGCGCCCGATGCGTCCGGAGATTGGGGCTACGATATCAAAATTGCACTCGATAGCCTCGCTGATCCAACACATGGAGAGTTGCATGCTGAGCAGCCGTGCTTGATCTGCGGCGTCTTCTAGCGGGATGAAGACCCACTCGCTTCGCACGTCGCTGAAATCAAGATAAAACGTATTTTCACTGACCTTCCATTCCCCAAGGCCAGCGAGCCACATTTGCGCGTCGCGTAAGACTGTGTCCCGCAACTGACGGAGCGTCTGTCTCACTATGGCGACCCGTGTATAGCGGATGCCGTCTGGCGCTTTCGCCTGTGTCATGCACCGGCGTAGAAGTTCAATGATGCATGCGGTCGTCTTTCCACTGCCGACCGGCCCAGCCGCAAGTCGGAAAAAGGCGTTTGACCTCATGAACTTAGATAGTGTTGGAGGAGCCGTATATTCTATTGACATGCTATGCTGCATAACCGCGCCAGCGTCGGCGGCGCCGTGTAGGTCAGGGACATGAATCAAAATCCCGCCAGAGGCGCCTCCAGTACTGCTTTGTTTCTACATCCGCCGGCTCAACGATCTCCTGCTGGCAAAGCTGGCTCCCGTCAGGTTTGCGCACCGTAGCCCGGAACAAGTGCATGGGGGGCTTCAGGTACCCAAGCGTCAAAACCTCGCTGCTCTCGACAACCCACCCACGTGGCGGCTCAACCAGCGGCTTGCAGTCCATATGCTGAATTTTGCCAGCCTCCCGCTCCAACGCCGCCAACGCGTCGGCCTCCGGCAAGGACAAACCCGCAAGCCGGGCAAGCGCGCGGGCCAACCGGGCGTGTAAGCTTTCTGCCTTCGCCACAGCTAGTCCTTGCCGATGCCGGGAAACTTGGCCTTCACCTTGGCCCGCACCTTGGCCTTCTCCGCGCTCGAGCCGTGCTTGCTGACCATCGCCAAGGCTAGTCTGGCGTGATTTTTGTCGGGCACCGGGTAGCTGCCGCTGCCCTTACCCTGCGGGCCCTCCCCTTTGCCAGGCAATGCAAACGCCGACGACGGCAGCCGCTTGCGCTGCCCGCTCGATAGCTTGGCCATCTAGTCCTCCTCCTGCCTCGGTGTTTTCCGCGGTCGCCCGGGCCCGCGCTTCACGACCACCTCGGCGGCAGGCTCGGCGGCAATCAGGTCGATGTCCTTGGGGCCCATCCTCTCGATCGGCTTGTCGTACTTCTCGACCACCGGCTTGCCCTCGCCGTCCTCGCCCAGGTTTATCGTAATGACAAATCTTTCGTTGCTCTTGGCCTCCTTGGGATCGCCCCCCAGCCCCGCGTTGCGCGAGAACAGTTTGGCCACCTCGGTCGCCGCCGACAGCGACTCGTCGCTCATCATCCGTCCGCCCAGCCGCGGCAGCGCCTGCTCCAGATAGGCCGCGCTGATCAGCTTGACCCGCTCGTTGGTCGACAGCGCCGAATTCCATTCCAGCGTGAACTGCTCGAACGCGCGCTTGTAGAACGGCAGCTTGGATATCTCGTAGAAGTCCGGCTCGCTGATGCCGAAATCCGCGAAAATAACCGTATAACTGCGGATCGCCATCGCCATCTCGCGGGCGAGCTTCGCTATGGCAACTTCATCTAAATTTTGATCGGGCGGCTCAGTGGGCTCGGACATCCGCGCACCCTATAACATTTCCCGCCAGTAGGGTAGCATGGCCCGCATGGCAACCAACCCACTCGGCCAGCAAGGCGTCCTGCAGGTCGTTCCTCCGGCCGCGCTGGAGGCGCATCTCCAGCAGCAACAATTGGCCAAAGCCCAGGCTAATGCCCCGCCAGAACCAGCGCCGCCGCAGCTCGCCGGATTCATCCGCGGCCAGTTCGAAATCTTCCGCAATCACCGCAATACCGCCGCCGGCTGGTCCAATCGCCTGCTCGAGGCTCTGCGCACCTTCAACGGCCAGTATTCCCCAACCAAATTCCAGGAGGTCAAGAAGTTTGGCGGCTCGGAAGTCTACGCCCGCCTGTCCGCCCAGAAGTGCCGCGCCGCCTCCTCCCTCCTGCGCGATATTTATCTCGGCTCCGACCGGCCCTGGTCGATCCGCCCGCCCGCCGATCCCGACGTCCCGCCCGATATCGTCCAGAAGATCGATGCGCTCATGGCCCACGAGCAGCAGATGATCATGCAGACGATGGGTCAGGCCCCTTCCCCGCAGGACGTCCAGATGCGCCGCGCCGCCCTCATGGCGTCGGCCTCCGACGCCGCCAAGAAGAAAGCCGCCGACCAGGCCCAGGTCGCCGAGGACAGGATCGATGAGATCTTGAGGGAAGGCCATTTTTATACGGCCCTGGCGGAATTCCTGGTCGATCTCCCCATCTTCCCGTTCGCCTGCATCAAGGGCCCCACCGTCAAGATCATGCCCGAGGTCAAGTGGAACAACGGCCAGCCGCTGGTGCGCCAGATCCCGAAGATGGTGTGGAGCCGGATATCCCCCTTCGATATCTGGTTTACGCCGGGCGTGGCGGACATCGCCAACGCCAACGTCATCGAAAAATCCCGCCTGACACGCGCCGAGCTCAACGACCTCCTCGACCTGCCCGGCTTCGACCAGGCCGAGGTCCGTGCCGTCCTCGACGAATACGGCCGCGGCGGCCTCTACGACAACTGGGACACCACCGACGCCGAACGCTCGGTCCTCGAAAGCCGCGAGAACCCGGCATGGAACCGCTCCGGCCTCATCAACCAAATGGAGTTCCACGGCAACGTCCAGGGCCGCCTCCTGCAAGACTACGGCATGCCGGGCGTCGCCGACGAACTGCGCGACTACCACATCGACGCCTACGTCATCGGCAGCCACATCATCAAGGCCAACCTCTCCCCCTCGCCGCGAGCAAGACATTCCTATTACATGACCAGCTTCGAGAAAGTCCCCGGCACCCCCGTCGGCAACGGCCTCGTCGACATGATCGCCGATCTACAAGACGTTGCCAACGCAACGCTGCGCAGCCTGGTCAACAATCTCTCGATCAGCTCAGGCCCGCAGGTCGTCATCAACGACGATCGCGTGCGGCCCGAGGAGAACACCGACGATCTCTACCCCTGGAAACGCTGGCACGCCTCCTCCGACCCGGTCGGCAACAATGCCAAGCCGCCAGTGGAATTCTTCCAGCCACAGTCGAACGCGCAGGACCTGCTGACCGTGTTCAAGGCCTTCCTCGATCTGTCCGACGACGTCTCCGCCATCCCGAAATACATCGGCGGCCAGGCCTCCGGCGGCGCCGGCCGCACCGCATCCGGATTGAGTCTTCTCATGAACAACGCGGCAAAGATTCTCCAGACCGTCGCTTCTAACGTAGACCGCGAGATATTCGAAGGAGCATTGCAGCAACTATTTGATCTGGTGTTGTTGTCGGATACAACCGGGCTTTTGAGCGGTGAAGAAAATATTTTTGTCCAGGGAGTGGGTGTAGCAATTCAGCGAGAAACGCAACGGCAACGACAGTTGGAGTTCCTCCAGAGCACGGCGAATCCGATAGATCAAAATATCATCGGAATTAAAGGCCGCGGCGCGGTTCTTAGAAGCGTGTCAAAGACGATCGGATTGGATGGTGACGAAATCGTACCGTCCGACGACGATCTCGAAAAGCAGCAGCAGGCGCAACAAGGCGGCGGCGAGCAGCAGGCCCTCGCCCAGAAGGTCGAACAAGGCGTGCAGCAAGGCGTGCAAATGGGCGTCCAGAAAATCGCCTCCGACTTAACCGCCGGCCTGCTGGCGAGCCAAGCCGGTGTCCCGGCCGGCCAGCGCGGCATCCTTCCAGCTCTGACCGGTGGCGCGCCTTTGGGTCCTCTCGGCGCTCCCGGGTCTGGCGCTCCGGGCGCCTCCATGGCCCAGATGGCCGCCCAGGCGCAAGGAAACCAGCCCTCGCCATTGAGCCATGCCCCCGTTCAGTCGGTTAATTTACTGGGGAATCAGAGGGCGCCGATAAATCCAGCTGCGCCACCTCCTGTAATCGGTGGTGGTCCGGGGTAGCAAATTCCGTGGTAAAAGTTCAACCAGAGAGGAGTACGTCCGATGCCTTCCTATGAAGTCAAATCCCGTGTTACCCACGCCGCCACCGTCGAGACCATCGAGGCGCTGCACCGCGAGGATGCCGTTCATCAGGTCGTGGCCAACGCCACCGCTACTCCGGGCGACGAGATCGACGTTTTGACCGTCACCGAGCTGCCCGGCACCGCCGGCGAGGGCGTGACCGGTGCCACCGGCGGCGTATTCGGTGTGGGTGAAACCAGGTCGACCAAGGCGCAGCTCAACGACATGACCAAGGAGGAGCTGCTGAGCGTGGCTGCCAGCGAGGGTGCCGAAGTCAGTGAGCATTGGAACAAGGGCGACATCATCGACGCGATCGTCAAGCATCGCAAGCACGCGTGAAACGCTTCAGATAGTCCGCAGCCTGCTGTAGAAATGCTGGATTGTCTCTGAAGTACCCAAGACCAAGGTTGCAATGGTGGCACAGAAGCTGCCGTACGGCGTTGGTCTTGTGGCAGTGGTCTATGTACCAGTGATGCCCGTTTTTTCTTCCGGGTTTGTCTGTGTTGCATATGGCGCAGCGATTGTTTTGCGCTGTTACCATGGCAGCGTAGTCAGTGGCATTTAGTTTGTACATACGTTGGATGTGGTGCGTATGCATCAACTTTTTTACGTGTTCAGCATGTTTCGCGCGGTACTTCGCGGTTGCTTCTTTAGCTCGCCCTGGATGTCTAAGTCTGTATTCAGCAGACCTTTCTTTAGCGCGTTTCTTATAAGTTTCAGGATTTGCAAGTCGCCAGGCTTTTTTACGCGCTCTTTCACGTTCGCGATTGGCGTAATACCATTTTTTGTTGCGCGCTTTGTTAGCTTCTTTGTATTTTTTATTTTGCTCGCGCTTGCGCGCTTTAAGTTCTTCGTCCGTAAATTTTATGCGCGCAGGGTTGGTTTCTCGCCATTTAGCATAGGCTTTTCTAGCGGTTTCGTTTACGAGTTCTACATTTTTTATTTTCCATTGCTTGATTGCTTCGCGTTGGCGCGCCTTGCGTTCTTCAGGCCAGTCAGCGTACTTTAGTTTAGCCATGGTCGAGGTCCCTTCTCGGCTGGTGGTTAGGGCTGGGCGGTGTTACAAGCACCGTTCAGCCCGTCTAATATAGGTTATGCGATGTTGATGTGGAACGCAATCGTTAAGGACGAAAGTCGGATCATCGAAAGATGTGTGCGCAGTCTCATGCCGCACATAGATGGGGCTATTATTGTAGATACCGGGTCCAAGGATAACACGGTCGAGATACTTGAAAAGTTGTTCGCAGATGCAGGTAAGCCGCTTGAACTGCAGCGTGTATCGTTCGAGAACTTTTCCCAGGCTAGGAATGCTGCGCTACAGTTGGCGCGACGTAGTCAACTGCCATGGGAGTGGTTGCTATTGGCCGACGCGGACATGGAATTGGTGGTTCAAGAGCCGCTACGGTTGAATGGTGGTCTGTCTTACGATGTGCGGCAGCGGGCTGGAAGCCTAGATTATTATAACCGTCGTTTTGTCAGCTGCGAAGCGACAGGTGAATTTTGCGGAGTCACGCACGAATATCTCGATGTTGCGTCGTCTGGCAGGATAGATACTGTGTTTTTCATTGACCACGCCGATGGTGCCAACAGGCCGGAAAAGTTTCAGCGTGATATAGCGTTGCTTGAAGAGGCACTTAAAACCGAGATGCGTCCTGGTCTTGTGGAAAGATACCACTTCTACTTGGCGCAATCATACTTTGACTCTAAGAATTGGGAAATAGCTGCTGAGCACTACAAGATAAGGGTCGGGCTTGGTGGGTTTGATGAAGAGCAGTGGAATGCGCAACTTCATTACGCTCACGCAATCGGCAACTTGGGCCGTGATGCGGAGTTTGTCTGGGAGATTTTGCAGGCCTACAAGATGCGCCCAACGCGGGCTGAAGTGCTGTATGACGCAGCTAGATTTTTTAGGGAACGCAGTGACAATCACGCAAGTCTTTTGTTCTCACAAGCGGGCATGCAGATAAAGAAGCCCGACGACATGCTCTTCGTCAACGACTTCGTCTACAAATCTGGTCTGCGCGAGGAGTTCTCCATCTGTGCGTATTACGCAGGCGGTAAAACCCGCGACCGCGGCGCGCAGGTCTGCAACGATCTGGCACTCGAGGGCAGCGAGCAGGCGCGCAACAACCTGTTCTGGTATCTGCGCCCGCTGCCGGAGCACGTCCCTTCATTCAAGCCTACATGGTTGAAATTTGATCTAGACGACGGCTGGGCCGCCACCAACCCGTCGGTCATCAACTATCAAGGAAGGCCTGTCCTTGTTTTACGTACTGTCAATTACACGATCACGCCGGAGGGGGTGTATGCGATCCGGGGTAAGGATGGTACTTGCAGTCCTGATTGGTTTGTCAATCCTATCAATACCCGCAATTATCTGGTGCATTTATCCGATGCTTTGGACATCCTCGAGGTAGACGAACTGCCATTGCCGGAGAATTGGCCGGAACCGAAGTTTCATCCGGTACGCGGTCTGGAAGATAGCCGGTTGTTCGAATGGCAGGGCGCCCTGTGGACGATCTCGAACGTGCGCGAGCTCAACGCGGAAGGCTGGTGCGAGCAAATCCTGGTCCCGCTCAATGCGCGCGGCCTGCCTTGGATGCGGATTTTGCCCAAGAAGCGCTACCACGAGAAAAACTGGCAGCCATGGGTGAAGAATGACGAGTTGCGGTTCGTCTACCGGCAGGGGACCTTGGTCGACGACGACGGTAATGTGGTTTTCGAAAGTGATTCCGGTTTTGACGCCAGGGCGATCAGCGGCGGCTCGCAGGTTATAGAAGCTAACGGTGTGTACTTATCGCTGGTACACGAGGCGCGCACGATCCCAGGGCGGCCGAACCGCTATTATGCCCACAGGTTCGTGCGCTATGCGCCTGATGGCGCCGTTACCGGCATGTCCATGCCGTTCTATTTCCATGACAAGCAGATCGAATTCGCGGCCGGCCTGGCGTATTTTCCCGAGCGGAGGCAGTTGATGGCAAGCTACGGCGTGCGGGATTGCGAGGCGTGGGTGGCGAGGATGGGTCTCGACGACGTGCTGGCGTTCATCGAGAAGCCGCGATGAGCGTGCTGGCCGTCACCGGCTTTATCCCAATCCCCGGCCATCCCCGCCCGGCGCGGGACTACGAAAGGTTCGGCGCGCAACTAGCCGCAGCCGACATCAAGTTGCTGCGCCTCGACACCGCGCTCGAGGCGTGCTGGCTCTACCGGCATCTGCAACGGCACGGGCCGGTGACCCACTCGACCGCCGACAACCCGGCCAAGAACTCGCTCGCCTACCACATCGTACAGGCGGAGAAGTCCGAGCTCATCGCGGACGCCGCCGATCTGGTTCCCGGCGCCGACGTCATCGTCTGGATCGATCTCGCCATCTTCCACCTGCCGGGAATGACCGCCGGCGTGATCGAAGATTTCATGGCCCGCGCCGAGGCCGAAGAAGCCATCGCCATCCCGGGCTGCTGGGAGAGGAACTACCAATACGACGATCGCTACCCGTGCTGGCGGTTCTGCGGGGGCCTCCTGGTCGTGCCGCACGAGCACGCCGCCGCGCTCGCCGCTGTGATGAGGGACGAGTGCAAGCGCCATCTGCGGGAGACAGGTAACCTGAGTTGGGAAATTAATACCCTGGCGCGGGTCGAAGCGCGCTATCCGGAACTACCAATTCAGTGGTATGGTCCCTGCAATCATGATGCGTCCATGTTTTTTAACTATCGGGCAACGGAGCATGCCGATGGCCGGAAAACGCAAGTCGTATGAAGGTAGTAAGGAAGACCTGGCCGAGGACAAGCGCGGCGCCAAGCGCAAGGGCATGTCGCTCAAGGACTACGAGACTTCCGCACAGGACAAGGCCGAGGACAAGCGCGGCCAGGCCAAGATGGGGCGCAAGAAGTGAGCCATGATGACGAGCGTCCGCTCATGGTTCGCGGATAACCAGGCGCTGGTCTACTTCCTGGTGGCGCAGGGCGTGGCGATCGGTGCGGCGGTATTGTCGATGACTGCCTACATGGTCGAGCTCGAGGCGCGGGTGAGCACGCTGGAGATTCGCGGTTCGCCGCACTTGGTGACGGTCGATAGCCGGTTGACGGTATTGGAGAGTCAGACCAAGGCTAACAAGGGAAGCATCGACAGGATCGTTGACGTGATGACCAAGAGGCTGAATATCAATCCATGAACGAGGATCGCAGCCTGAGTTCTGCGGGTGCTAATTTAATCAAGCACTACGAAGGCTGTTTGAAGAAAGTTGGCGATTATTATCAACCGTACCATTGCCCTGCTGGAGTTCTCACGATTTGTTGGGGCCATACTCATCATCACGGGAGAGAGTTCAATGCCGACTCTCGATGGACGATGGAAGAGTGCGATCAAGCGTTTCTGGAAGACATGGGGACGTTTGAGCGAGCTGTACGTAAACTTGTCAAAGTGCCTCTCGAGCCATGGCAGTTCGACGCCCTCGTCTCCTTCTGCTACAACTGCGGAGAAGGAAATCTCGCCAAAAGCACTCTCCTCAAAAAAGTAAACGCAGGCGACTTCGAGGGTGCCGCCCTCGAGTTTCACAAATGGAACAAGGGCGGCGGCAAGGTCCTGGCTGGTTTGACGCGACGGCGCGCCAGCGAGGCTCTGTTGTTCCAGAACATCACGGATGCCGATTACGACGGCAAGCCGGACAAGGTCATCCATCCGATCCCGGAGCCGATGCCGCAGGCGGTCGATGATCCGGAGGGTTAGCCATGCGGTATGATCGTGCAATGTACGGTGCCGCTGCGATATTCGTGGCCCTCGTGATCGCGGTGCTTGCGCTCTATTTTTTCAGCGACGTGCCCCCACCGATAGGCGAATAGGAGACTGACATGGTCGCATTGCTGGTCTATCTCGTCATCATCGTCATCGTCTGCATCTTCCTGTGGTGGCTGTTGCAGCAAGTCGCCTTGCCGGAGCCGTTGCGGAAAATTGCGATGATCGTGATGGTGGCGATCGGTGTGATCGTGTTGATCGGTTTGTTGTTGCAGTTTACTGGT